ATAATCCTGTACCTGCAGTTCCGAATCGTAAAGCTGAAGGCGTATTAATATATTTTGGAGGTGTATAATCCAAATTAAAATTAGATGTATCCTGAGTTAATGTATTTGGTATTGTATATTTAACTGGAATACTATCTATATCTAAACCGCTATTCATTATCTGTAATAGTTTGTTTTGATTTACAGATATAGTTTTTATAGTGCTAGTATTGTTATTTAGTCCTTGTGTAGATTTAACTACTTGTATATTGCTAGTTTTTTCTTTTACTATACTAACGTTCTTATTAATATCAGGAGTAATAAAACTATCAAATACGCCCATTTTACTCGTCTTTATGTTCGAATTAAACTTGGTATTACTTAGATTAGTTTGACTCTTATTGACATCCTTTGCCCCTAAATTAGAAGTCTTAGATAATGTTAAGTCTTTATCTGTTGCTTTAATAGGAGTTACTTTATCAGCACCCTTTTTAATTAAAGGATTTTCCGGCATTGGTTTACGGAAATTAGATAAAGTAGATTTTAATTCTGTTAGTGCCATTCTAATGTATAACTATAAATATCATACATCTAAAATATATGATTATAAACGATTGCCGTATGTTCTGTCAGGACCTATATTATAGTTCTTTCGTAAACTAATTTGCGAGTCTAATTCCTCTATAGTTTTATTTCCTATTTTAATTACTGTCGGTCCTGATGTGGCAGCTACTAATTGTTTTAATAATGATATCATTTCTCCAATTTGTGGATCATTACCAGCTGGCTGTCCGCTTGTTGCCCCTCCACTACCAAATAAATTTGTACCTGCTACTATAGAATCATTAGGATCTAATGATATTGATCCTTTTGGTCCTGATACTACCATACCTCCATCAGGACCAATCACACCATCAGACATATATTTCATTCCAAGTGCAACTGCACCGGCTGCAGCTGCCGCTCCTAACAATGGTCCGACTATAGGTACAGATGCTGCAGATGCAAATGCTTTCATAGCTGCTTCACCTATAGTTTTCAATAGATTACCTTTTTGTATTGCTGCATACGCCGCGGCTGCTGTATTCTTAGCAGTTTCCCATGCCACTTGCGCCTTACCTAATGCATCCTTTGCGGTTTGTATAATTAAATCTCTTTCTTGATACGCCATATAGGCTTGTTGTAGTCCCAATAATGTAGCAAATGTGCCGACAAACGTAGTTAATACAGTACCCATATTTGTAAATACATCTTTTATTGATGTTGCTCCGGTAAATATCTGTCCTATAAACGAAACCAGCTTGGTAACAGGATCTAATACATAGTTTAAACCATCTAATAATCCAGATATCGGACCTGCTACTAATTTATCAAATACTATTAATAACTTTTCACCTAAATCAGCAATACGTTCCTGGGCGGTTGTTATCTGTTTCTGCTTCATAAGTTGTTTAGCATCCGCATCTCCTATCGCTGCAGCATTTTCTAATCGTTTTTCTTCTTCTGCAGTTAAGTTTTTCATGTCTTTAATACCTAACTTAGATAATTTAGCTTGCTGTAATAGTTCATCTGTGGTCATATTCATTGCCTTTGCAAGAGCATCTTGTTGAAATGGTAGCATGCTAGATAATTCCTCATACCCGCCTATACCTTTAACAGCAGATGCTACCGCCTCAGCTGACTTACCTTGTAATGCTAGATATCTGGCTTCGTTTAGATTTATATTTTTGCCAGTAAGAACTCGGGCTTCCATCTCATTCTTTATACTTTCCTCTACATCTAGATACCCTTTAGATATTTCAGAAGTCCTATCTAAAGACATACCTAATTTATTGGCTTGTACTACAGCCATTGTTAGTTCTTTGGTGTTATTTTTATATGCTGCTCGTAACGAATTCGAAGTCTTTAGTACTTGTTTAGATACATTACGAACATTTACATTATCACCAGCTAACTTATTATACTGGTCAGTGATACCCTCTACAGCTGCAAATTGTTGATGGAATGATCCGTCTGTTGCTTCGGCGTTTAATGCAATTGCAGCAGATTCGTCTGCTGAAAATCCTAATTGTTTTGTTAAGAATAATTGAGAATCTAATTGATCTTGCGTAAGTTTAGCATTGGTACCTAATACTGCGCTGGTAGCCGTGTATGCAGCTAATGCATCGTTAGTATTAGCTCCTATTATTCCGGAAGCAATTACCATACCTTCTAGATTAGATAATGCTTTATAAGATTCTTTATATGTAGTACCAAATGCTTTACTTATATCATTAACTTCTTCCTGTAAATGCATCGCCCGGTGAATACCTGTTATTAAGGTTGTAACAACAGCTAATTGTATACCTGCTGCTAATCTGGAAAGTTTATATGCCTTTGGATCAGCTAATGCTTGATGGAATTGTTTAGATACTTTATGCTGTATAGTATGCCCTAAATTTTCAAATATTTTAGTAGGCTCCTTAAGTAACTTGGTATATTTTGTGAACGTTTCTTGTTGTTTAATAATTTTTTCATGCATTTTATCAGCAGCTTCAACCTGTTTCTCCTGTTGCGTCAAGATATCTTTGGTTGTTGTCAACTCTGCAACTTTTTTGTCTATTAATTCTTTCTGATGTGCATTTAAGTTATTTGCCTTTTTATTTTTAATTTCGGCTAATCGAACCAATTCGGAATCTATTTCTTGAATGGATTTACCAATTCTAAAATCTTCATATCGTTCAGTACCTATTTTTTTGAAATTATCTTCCAGTTTACCGGCTAAATCATTTGTCTCATCTACTAACTTTTTGGATCGTTCTAACGCATCGGATACCGGAGCTATAGACTTAGACACGCCGGTCATGGAAGATACAAGCTTATCTACTGCAGATGCCAATTCTTTCATTACTTTTACCTGTTCCTGTAAAAGCTTTGTAGAATCTTTTATATCTTTAGGATCTGTAGTAGCCATTAATAGTACTTCATTTTATATGGTTTTATAAAACGATTTTTATCGAGTGATACTCGTTTAATTCGTTTACCTTGTAATTCCATTTCTTTCTGGAACTGTTTTACTCGTTTTTCGAGTTCTTGAAATTCAGGATCATCTTTAAGTTCTTGTGCCTTTTTTGCTATCACACCACCTAATACCAATTTTATAATTGAATCAACAATACCCTCATTTATTGGTTGTTTTGTTAGCGCCGTATATTCTTCCTTGATGATTTGTTTCAATTCTGATTTTTTCATGGAAATAGTATGTTTTATATAAATATAATACTAAATGAAAATACCTCACTTTTAATGAGGCATTTCTTTTTATCTTATATTTGGTGTTGAGACTTTCTGTTTTTTAGATTTATCATTAGCTTTCTTTTGTGCATCTTGTTCTGCCTTATAACTCTCATTAATTTTTCTGAAGTAGAACTTTCTTAACCATATGGGCCAATTATACACCGTTTCCCAATTATAACCGCCTCTACCATAAAATACTATTTCATGTATTTCTGAATGGATAATTGGTTTATGTTCAGGAGCTAGGCCAAAAAAAGCTTACATTGATTGGAATATCAACATTTTCTTTTTCATGTCCGCATGCATTACATACAAAATCAAAAGTTAAATCTGTATCTGGTGATATCTCTTTTACATATGACCTTAACGCTCTAGAATCTTGTGCGAATAATTCGTTATCTACAAAATGATTAATAGCTTTTTGATCTTCTATTCCATCAATAGAAGTAATAATATGTTTTAATCTAGTAGATAGTTCAGGTTTAACATCATCTTTCTTTGCTCGCTTCTTAATATCCGCCAATTCGTATTCAATCTTTTTCTCATCACCATGCGTTAAGAACTTAAAGGTTACTTCTCTTTTAGATACTGGTAATGTATATTTGAATCTATTAGGACTTACCGTCTCAACTTCTTCAGGTATCTCTTTATCCTTAATAGTACTTAAGTCTATTACAAGTTTATTTTTAGCAGCACAAGATGGACATTCGATTTCTACGTCATATTCTTTACCATATCCTAATATACGAGCAGCAATCATTATTGCATTTTTATCACCAGTAATAAGGTCATTATACTTTATAGGTGATACTATTAATGATTGAAATAATTTATCTAATACAACTCCTTGTTTAATTAGATTTGCAGAAGTAAGAATATCTTCTTCTTTTGCAGTCATATACTTCATTTCAATTTTGCCCGATGCTAATAGATTATCTTCAGGATAAACTTTACCTTTTGAAGGTAAATCTATTACTTCGGTTGGAAAATTAAATGCTTTTACCTCATCCTGCTTATATTGCTGTAATGCTAGTTCTTTTAACTGCTGGTCGGATACGGATTGTTTGTTTGGATAGTTGTCTGTAACTTGTGCCATAATCTGTTATTTTAAAATAAATATAAGTAATTTGAATTATGATTCATAGAAATGCCTCAAATATTTTTATCTGAGGCATTTTGGTATCAAATTATTTTGTAGGTTTTAGTTTAAGTTCTTTTCTAACTTTTATCTGAGCACCTTTATCAAACTTTTTAGCAATATCTGATAATTTATTAGCTAATGCAGTACCACTTTGGCCTTCTATATCTACTACTATCACATCAGGTTTAGCTCCAGGTTTCATATTAAACTTCATGCCTGCATAGTCTGACTTTATATTCGGTCGTTTCATGAAGTCTTCTAGTTCCTTTTTAAGTAAATCTGATTTGCTTGATGTAATTACCAATCTTCTAAATGCACCTAAATCTTCTTTAAGTATCTTTACTTGATTAATATTGACTGCAGTAGTTCCTGCTGCATACTTATTTTGACCCGGTTTTAGACCCATCGGCTTAATGTTTAGTCTATTGCCCTTAGAATAAGTAACTAGATGCTTGATTCCCTTGTGCGGACCTGCCATAGGTACTACGATGCCTCCTGCTTTTACAGCAGTTAATTTTGTAGTAGGTGCACCAACTTCTTCAGCTTCTTGTAAATGATTCTCTGTTAAACTATTCTTTACAAATTGATATACCTCAGATATATCATCTGTTGAGGTTGCTATATGATCTAATGCCCAACCATGCCCATCAGCTAATAGTTTAGATACTTGCTCTGGATTCATTTCTAAAAGTTCTTTGGTTGCATTACAAATAGTTTGCAAATTCTGAAAGAACATATATGTATTGTCTTGTTCCGGAATATGTTCCGTGCTAACCGGTACTAAAGGTTCTTCTTTAAGTAATGATGCTAGTTTAATCATTTTACTTTTTTAAATCGTAATGAGCGGCTAAATGGCCAATAATCTCTTCGTATTCTTTCTTTGCTGTCTTTTTAATATCAGGAATACCGCTTATATTTGTAACATAGTCAATAGAATCTTTTAGATCCTTAAATGTTACCGGTTTATCAACTAAACCATTTTTCACATTCTGTATGAATAGTTTAGTAAATGCTTTTGAATTAATAATCGATTCTGTTAGCTTTTTGAATGCTACTATTCGTTGCACCTCTTCTCTGATGATTTGTGTTAGTTCTGATTTTTTCATTATTATGTTATTACTTATAAATATCATTTACTTTTTAATCTCCGTACAATATCGCTAAACCATTGAATTTCTATACCTAGCCATACTTTATATTTAGTACCTATATGTATAGTTTCAAATTCATTATCGGTTTGTCTAGATATATTATGAAAATAATCTGGACTCATTAGAAATTTAGAATCTTTTGATCTTCCTATTAATATAGCTTCACCAAATTCAGCTGCTCGCTTATGATTAACGCTCCAACTTTGCATTGATCTATGTGGTTTGTATGTAAACTTTTTAGGAAAGTATACCATAATGGTCACATCGTTTTTTAACTTAACAGGTTTCCATTTCTCAATATCAGTTAATTTAATAAATTCTTCTAATTTATCTGAGTCTAGATTTGTGCCTCTGAATACTGATGAGTATTTTGTTGTATCTAATACAAATATATTTGGATACTTACTTATCATTTTATTAATAACTGGTAAGAATAATCGTATAGCTCGTATTAATTCTTCTGTTGATTCTACAGTCCAAGCTTCTAGTATATGTACTAATACAATACCAAATTTTCTATTAATATCATCTACTTTAATTTCACTAACCCAATCTTTAAGTACTGGTTTAGATAGAATCGCTTCTAATTCTTCATTAGATGCAAATTGGTTATACGGTAGATATGGTATTTCGTCTGACATATACTATAAATATGATTGCTTTATCTTTTTATATTATACAAATGTAAAAATCCGCCCCAATAAAGAGAGCGGATTTGTATTTTTACTATTAACTTTAGAAAAAAATCAAAATTGGAATATGGCGTAATCATATTTCAAGGTAAGCTGAATGTTAACTGCATCTTCAGTTGCCCAATCAAAATCACCAAAATTAGCTGATCCGATATATGCTCCTTTCAAAGTGATTTCTTCTACCTTATCACCTACAGGTCCAAGTGCATTAAATGTAATATCTTTTTTATAGAAATCTGAATATCCATCTCTACCTGTTACTGATTCATGTGATAAACGAATCCATTCCATTACTGCTTGCGCAGCACTAGGAACAACTGGATCGTATAATGTTATTGTAACGTCATCCCATCTTCCTTTTCCTTTTAATTTTCTTTCTACGTTAATATGGTCAATAACTACATCACCGAAAGTGATGCCTGGACGATTGGAAGCTTTGATTAGGTATGCTGGAATACCTTCTATATACATAATAAATCTATTTGCAACTTTTGGTTCAAAAGCTGTAAACATTATTTCTGATGGGTCTAATAATTCTGCCATTTTATTGTTGTTTTATTTTATATAAATATACGGTAAGTAAGAAAAATAACTATTATTCTTCGATTTATTTATCTCCACTACTATCTATTACTATATCAGGTTTCTTAAATATTTTATTAGCTGCTCCTAATCCTAATGCACCAAAAGCTAAAGCGGCTATAGATTCTATTAACATATCTGGTACCGATAAGCTTAATTTAGTATATTGGCTATGTATTAATGTATAACATAAAGTAATTGTGCATAATATACCTACAAAGCGATTTGATGAAAAATTACCTCTTTCATCTTGGAATATTTGTGATATAAATTTCTTCATACTATACAGATTATATAGTTTCTGAATAATTGGGAGCTCCGGAAGTTGTAGTCTTTGGTTTAGAATTAACGACAGGTTTCTCAGCTTTTGGTTGAGCTGTTTTTTCAGGAGCTGCTTCCGGTGAATCCTCTCCATTAGTAACGTTATACTTCTGTGTTATGTATGATGTAATTTTACCTAATAGTCCTGTATACTTTGCTAATAACTTTTGCAGTACTGGATCTTCTTGTACTGTTGCTGAACTAGATAAATCTTTCACTGCTGATTTAATACTAGATATTGCTGACATTGCTTGATCAGCATCTTGTTCTTTTAATATAGCAGTGATTTCTTCTTTAATTAGATTTCTTAGTTCTGATTTTTTCATATTACTGATTTATAATAAATATCATATAATTTAGTAAAAACGTATTATAGCGCAGCTGCCAGCGCTTTTAATACATTTAATTGCTTACGCCAAATTTCCGGGTACATATCAATCTCATCATCTGGCATACCATATAATGAATCATCATCACTTGCCACCTTTTCTAACTTACTAATAAACTCGTTTGGTATTCTAGTTTTAGTATTAGCTTTTAGTTTAGCTATAACAGGTGCTGCTTTTACCATCCAATCCTTTTCAAATTTAATCCATTCTGGACTATCATAACCATCTTCAGGTACAATTTTAGATAGTTTTGTTGGGCCATATACCTTTTCTATAAATAAGTGTGGATTTGTTAAGATATCTTTTCCTGTACTAAGGTTTTTAATCGAATACTCATTTAGAATATTCTGAATTTCTTCTCTGATGATTTGTTTTAGTTCTGATTTTTTCATATTACTGATTTATAATAAATATCATACAAACATGAAAAAAGGGGAGAATTACTCTCCCCCTTCTTCAAATTATATTTACTGTGCAAATGCAGCTCCTGTAGGTAGAACGTTAAAGTCTATTACAATAAACTCAGCCGCTTTAGCTGGTTGTAAAAATATCTGACCATACATTATATTTCTATCTATTAGATCTGGAGTATTATTTGTTTCATCCATTACTACTTTGAACGCATATAAACCTTGTCTCTGTTGAACAGATGCTAAATAAGGATTAACAATATTTAAGAATCTATTTCTAGTAGCTGCTGTATTATTTTCAAATACTAGATACTTAGATGCAGAAGCTATATATTTCTTAAGCGCTATTAATAGACGTCTTACATTTACTCTATCCAATGCTGATGGTTTAGCTTGTAATGTTTTCTGTCCCCATACACATACTCCTTGTCCAGGGAATGTAGCGATTGGATTAACTCTTGCTTGATATAAAGTATCTCTTTCTTCTCTAGTTAATCTTGTCCAAGCATCAATTACTGATGTAAGGCCTCCTCTATTTAATCCAGCAGGTGCATACCATTCAGCTGCAACTTTATCATTGAATGCTACTACGCCTGGTATCACAACACTTGTAGGTACCCATACAGGCTTATTTATTGCAGAGTCCAATATTTTTACCCATGGCCAATAAGTAGCCGCATAATTATTATCTATTGTACCAACTGTATCTACTGCTTCTGCTAATGCGGTTGCAGCAGGTGTAAGAGCGGCAGGTAATCCTGCTGCATCAACTACTACAAATGTATCTCCTCTATCTATTGCTGTGTTCATAGCATAATCTAGAATACCAGGATGCTCTGTATAGTTAGTTCCAGGAACTACTAACATATTAATATCAAACTCATCAGGATTGCTTACTGCATCTATTGCTTTTTTATAAGCTATATATCCAGTAGCTGTTGGGCTAGATAAATCAAATCCTTGCATATTTGTGCTAGAGATATCTGCTCCTGTCAATTTAATTAAGTTCGGATAAGTACCATCAAATCCACCTTGGAATGGTACCATAAATTTACGAGTATCTAATGAAGTAGCGGTTGTTAAGTCTATAGAACCAGTACCTAATCCTGCTCCTGCATTTTGTGTATAATTTCCTAAATAGAAGTCTGTATTAGATCCTGTTGTCTGCCCAGTTACTGGAAGTGATGCTAAGTAATTTAAGTTATCTGTTCCTGAGAAATCATAATCGAAGCCTAAATATTTTCTCTTATTGTAAGACGATCCAATTACTTGATTAGTAACATACGATACTGCAGGTACATTTGTAGTACCTATAAATCCTGTAGGTACTGGAGCAACTAACGCTCTAAATCCGAATGGAACTAAATCTGGTGTATTAACCATATTATCAACATCAGAATCTACTTCAACTCTAATGAATGTTGATTTATTAGGATAGTCTCCTTCATAGCTAACTTTACCTGCATCATCTATAGATACATATCTGTCTCCTATTCTTCTAACTATATAATTAGATGAATTAGGATCTAAGCTAACATTGTCAAATAATTCAACAATATTTGGTCTATTATCAGAATCATCTGTATTGAACGGTGATCCTTGAATAGCTGATTGATCTACTGCTCTAACCACTACTGTAAATGAACCATAATTTGATCCAGGTACAGTTCCGGCAGGTCTAACATCTGATACTCCTATTTTAACTTCATAATTAACTGCATTACCATCTGATAATGTATGTAATTTGAATAAGTTTTTAGTTATATTACCATTTGTTTTTTGTGATGTAATCCAAGGGGTAGATGCAAATGATGAATCATTAGAAAAATCCCAAGAATTAGCCGAACCAGTTACTATATAAAACTTAGTGTTACTATCAGCTGCTAATGATGATGATGCTGCACTATTAAATAAATTATAAAGGTAAGCAGGATCTGTTGTTGATTTAGGACCTAAAGGTAATATTTTAGATAAGTAAGATGCATTTGTTGCTACTGCACTTCCTGAATATACGCTTCCTGCTGTATTAGCAGATCCAGATATATTTAGTACAAAACTACCTGATGTAGTTCCGCTATTAACCAATGTAGTCTTTTCGAATAATGATGATGTCGGTAGAGTAGGATTAAAATATCCTGTAGCACTGATCTTTTGTGTAGGGTGCAATACGGCTACTAAAGTTTTACCATAAGAACCAGATGCAAATATACCTACAGGTGCATCCATTTTATAACCATCTTCAAATAATGTTCTTACCACAGTTACTCTTCCAGAGTTTTTCATATACTCTTTTATAGTATAAGGTACATAACTTTCAAGAGTTGTATCACCAAACTTAGCTACAAAATCATTATATGATTCTATAATAGTTGGGATAAATGCAGGACCCTTAATTGTTGGGCCTATTACTGCAGCACCGATTTGTGATATACCGGTTGGTAAAAATGATTGGTCTTTTTCATTAGTAAAGACTCCAGGAGAAACTATTTTTTCAGCCATTGTTGTATTAAATTTTAATTGTTAACAGTCAGATACAGGTCGTATCTACATATAAATATGATACAAAAAACTGAAAAATATTTTATTTGGAATTTACTTAGTAATTTCTCCTGTTTCTATATTTATAGAAATTCTACCGTATTTAGTTTCTAACGATTGTAAAAACTCGGTCTCTTTAGTTTGAGTTTCAGTATACTGTAGTTCGAATGATTTTTCTAATTCAGCTAATCTTTCTAGTTGACCTTTTAAAAGTATCTGTTCTACTTTTAATTGTCCAAACTTTGCAGTGATTTCTGAATAAGATTCTTGTAGAGTTCGTAACTGTACTAATTCTTCTGGTGTTATTTGTTTTACTTCTTCCATATAACTTATTTAATATAAATATGTAAATTTTTACTTTAAATATTATAACTTGCCATTTGCGCTCCACTTGTATCTACTGTAGATACATTGTTTAATCTTACAGCTATAGGGTCAGATGAAGCAGCTATTGCAGCAAGAAAATCTGCTGCTGTTAATTGTCCTGTTCCTACTGTATTATCTGTTGGTACTGAAATTCTTACATCACTTGGACTTGGAACTATCATTGTTCCTGTTAATTCTAATGATGCTCCATAAGTAATTCCACTTCTTACGTTTGTAATAGCAGGGTTTCCTAATGCTATTCCTGCACTGTATAATGTTTTTACATTACCTAATTCATCCCTAAATCTCCATTCTACTGTATTAGCATTGTATAATTTAATAGTAGGACAATAAATAGCCATTACACCATTACTTGCATTAATTGCTATTCCTGAAAAAGTAACAGTTCCTCCTGTTTGATTTAGTCCTACTTGTGTGGCTGATGCAGTAATTGTTCCAACTACTGTTACTGTATTTGAAACTGTTGAATTTACTGCGCTCGAAAGATTTGCTGTTACATTTCCTGTAATATTTAATGTGGAAGGAGTTGTAATACATCTTATTGGTATTCCATTAACATTTAACCCTAAACTGGTTACGTTTCCAGTTATGTTTATTATAGACAACCCCTCTTGATATATAGCTGCGCTTGAAGCCGACCCCGTACCTGAATGTATTATATCTCCTGTAATATTTAATGTGGAAGCCGATGTAATATAGATACTACTTCCTGACCCAGCTGTATTTGCATTAATTATATCACCCACTATGTTTACAGTACATATATTAGTGAATATATGAATTGCATAAGAACCATTTGCTGTTGGAGAACGAATTATTGAATTTATATTAACAGTAATTCCCGCTGTTGCTATTCTTACTAACCCACCCCCACCAGATGCAGCTTTACCAGTAATTCCATTTGACCCTGTACAAGTAAATGTTCTACTTGTTGTGATAGATAAATTTGAAGTAGTGTTAGCTGCTCCTGATAAACTTAAAACAGTTGCGTCTACATCAAGTGTAACAACATGTCCTGCTGCAATTACAACATCATCAACTGTTGTAGGAACTACACCACCTACCCAAGTTGCTCCTGCACTCCAATTACCTGTTGCTGCTGATGTTATTGTTGCCATAGTTAATTATATGATGCTAATTGTGCTCCAGTAGTTTGTACTGTTGCAATGTTTCTTAATCTTACAGCAATAGGGTCAGAACTATTTGCTATTTCTGTAAATATGTCTTGTGCTGTTAAATCTGCTGTTCCAACTGTTGCATCCGTAGGGACACTTTTTCTTACATCACTTGGTACTGCCATAATTAATGAGCCTGTTAATTCATTTGATGCTCCATATACTGTTCCATCTCTAACATCTCCTATTACTGGATTACCAAGTGCTGTTCCTGCTGAATAAATAAATTTATCAGTTGCTGGAATATCTGTTAAAAATCTCCAACTTGCAATTGCACTACTGTATATTTTTACAGTTGGAGATAATACTGCCATTGCACCATTTGTGCCGTTTAGACAAGGTGTGGAAATTGTAATATTTCCAAATGACATATTAACTCCAACTACTGTACTGCTTGCTGTTATTGTTCCAACTATTGTAATTGTACTATTTTGTGCAGACGTTAATGCAATATTTGTTTGAGCAGTACAATTTCCTGTAATGTTTATTGTACAAGCTGATGTCGCGTTTGCTATTGTAGCTTGTGTGCCTGCAACTCCACCTGTAACATTTCCTGTTATATTAAGAGTTGAATTTCCATTTACTCTGATTGCATTGCTACCACCACTTACATTACCTGTTATATTAACAGTTGCAGCGTCAATAACTAAAGTAGCATGATTTATATTATCACCTACAATTATATTACCAACAATATTTACTGTACATATTGTTGAAACCTGTAAAGCAAAAGTTCCTGTTCCTGTAACTGCAACTGTATGAGATATGTTAGAATTAATATTAACTGTAGTTCCCACCCCTGTTATTCTGACTAAAGCACCTCCATTTGATACAGTCTTAGATGTTATTCCATTAGCCCCTGTACAAGTAAAATTCCTGCTTGTTGTTATTGCTAAATTTGAAGCTGCATTAGCAGCACCACTTAAACTAATTACTGTTGCATCAACATCAAGTGTTACAGTATGACCTGCACCAATTACAGCATCATCTACTGATGTAGGAGGAACTCCTCCAACCCATGTAGCGCCTGCTGACCAATTGCCTGTTGCTGCTGATGTTATTGTTGCCATTAAAAACCTTTATAATTAATTAATTCTTGAATTTGTAGCATTATTTTATTTGCAATATCTTTTTCTTCAGGTGTACCATTGTCAAATACATCCATTAAGCTAAGTACTTTTTGATAATCAGGATTTTCTAATTTTTCTACATTATGATTTTCATCATATCTAAATGGAGTAAATCTCAAAGCTATTGAACCACCTACATATTCAGGTTGCCAAAATGGACTTACTGCCATGTTTAATGCTAAAAATGGATATTCTTTTCCGTCTACTATTGTGGGTTGTGTGCTAATTAAAGGCATATTTTTTTTATTTTATGTATAAATTGTTGTATATCTGTCTGCCCAAATAGCATTTGATGCAAATTTGGTATCTACTGTTCCGCTTATAAATATTTCAATTCTGTAAATGTCCCATACTGACGAACTTACAGAGCTTCCGCTTGGTGCACTACCTTGATATGAATAAGATCCGCTATAATCAAATTGTCTAGTTCTTTGTATTCCTGTTAATTGCGAACCATCTCCTATAAATGATGTTGCAGATACTGATCCTGTTACTATTAAGCTACCTGTTATTATTGCTGAGCCTGTGAATGGGAAACTAGATGCATTCGCTACATAAGATGCAGTGGCAGCATAACTTGAGCTTACTGCTTGTAAAACATAAGATGCAG